ATGGAGACATTAATATAAGATCATCATTCCAAGGAAGGGTTTTTATGAGATCTGGAATCTCCAATTTGAATCAAGAAACATATCAAAATAATTATGTTTTCGATGATTTGAGTCAAAATTTCAATGCAGTAACTAAACAATATACATTATTATCAAAAAATCAAAACATTACTGGAATCTCAACTTATAATTCTATAATATTAGTTAATAGTATCTTCCAAAATCCAGAAGATGATTATAATTTATCAGAAGTTTCTTCACAAACAAAATTAAACTTCACCGGAACTGCAACATCGGCATTATATGATCCAAATAATGCAAATGTACCTAGAGGTGGTATTATCGTTTCTGTGGGGTCTAGTAGTGGGTTTGGGTATCAACCATTGGTATCTGCAGGAGGAACTGCCATAGTTTCATTAGCAGGAACTATACAATCAATTAGTATTGGAAATAGTGGATCTGGATATAGAAAATCAATTCAGCCTATAGTAAGAGTAGGAGTTCAGACATTAAGTTCAGGAACTCCAAATATAAGATATATTGGGACAGCTACCGTAACTAATGGGAATATTGTAAGTATTGCTATTACAAATCCAGGAACAGGATATACATCAACAAATCCACCAAAAGTAATTTTTGATTCACCTTTATCATATTCTGATTTACCTTTAATTCATAGCACACCTAGTAGTGGAATTGGTTCTCAAGCAAAAATTGATATTGTAGTCGGTCAGGGGTCAAGTGTAATTGATTTCACTATTAAAAATTATGGATATTCATATAGAGTTGGAGATACATTGACAATCGATTCCGGTGGATTATCTGGAATTCCTACCGATACAACAAAAGTATTTAAACCATTTTTACTTAAAGTTGAGAGAATTTATAACGATTCTTTTAGTGGATGGTCGGTCGGAGAACTTCAAAAATTGGATGACATTAGTTCTTTGTTTGATGGAAATAGAAAGAAATTTCCAATTTCAGATAATGGAAATAGATTTGCAATAATTGCAAAGAAAAATTCCAGTATTGATTTAAACTCTGTTATTTTAATTTTTATAAATGATGTACTGCAAGAACCAGGTGTTTCTTATAATTTCAACGGAGGAAGCTATATAGAATTTTTAGAAGCTCCTAAAGCAGGAAGTAAAAGTAAAATTATTTTTTATAAAGGAACCACTGGCGTTGATGTAGTTTTTACTGATATATTAGAATCTATAAAAGTTGGAGATCAATTAAAAATTCGCTCCAATGATTTAAATTTAGATGAAAATGATCGCTTAGTAAGTGACATTATACTTCCTGATACTGTAAATACCAATCCATACAATTCAATTGGTGTTACTTCAGATTTAAATTTAATTAGACCTGTAACATGGTGTAAACAGAGAAATGATGCAGTCATTGATGGTGTTGTTGTCGATAAGAGTAGAAGTATAAACGAACCAGGAATTTTTCCTGTATGTAATATAATTCAGTCGGTTGGTATTGGAACTACTCAAATTTTTGTTGACTCTTTAAAAACTATATTTGATTCAAATGCAGAAAATACTACACCTGATATAATTTCGAAGGTAGAAATTATTGAAAATTCTAATTTATCCGGTGCAATTGGTACTGCAATCGTATCTATTGCTGGAACTATTCAATCTATTTCTATTACTGATAGTGGAGTTGGATATGTAATATCTCCAATAATAACAATAGAAACTCCAATGGGAATAGGAACCACTGGAAAGGCAATGGCAGTTTCTAATATATCTGCGGGATTGGTTACATCTGTAACAATTACATCTCCCGGATTTGGATTCACCTTTACAAATCCACCATTAGTTTTAATAGAACCTCCAAAATTGAAAAAGGAATTTATAAAAAATGTTTCATATTCTGGAGATTTTGGTATTATATCCGGAATAAGAACAACTAATGTTGGATTTGCTTCTACTGGATTGATCTTTGATCTTTATATACCACAATCATATCTAAGAAATTCTTCAGTAGTAACGCCAATAATAACACAAAGTCAAATAAAACAAGATCATTATTTTAAAGTTTCAAATACAACGGTTGGATTTGGATTAACCTCTCTGAGGAGAAATGGATCTATTATAGGAATAGGTACAACTGGAATTGATAACATTTATCAAGTTATTTCAGTTTCATCTGCATCAACTGATGTTTATGGAGTCGGGAACACAACAGTAACCCGAGTTACTGTCAGCGTTTCTAGTTATAATGGATTAGTTGGACTTGGATTTAGCTCATATTATGGGGATTATAGTTGGGGATTAATAGAAACTAGTTCTGTTGTAAATCAATATTCAGTTAACTCTAATTTTGGAGTAGTCGGTTTAAATAGTACTCCAATAATTAGAAGATATAATCCACTTAGATATACAAATTATAACTCTATATAAAGTAGAATAAATACAAATAAATTGCAAAAATAAATGTCAGCTATAATAACAGATCAATTTAGAATTTTAAGTGCGGCAAATTTTATCGCATCTATTGCATCAACTTCAAATTCTTACTATTCATTTGTAGGATTAACAAATTCTACTGATTATAATTCTAATTGGGAAATAAATCCATCTTTTCCTATAGATTCATTTGATAGTTATAATGATATTTGGGATACTATTATTGCATTAAAAAAAATTAATACTGATGACATAAGACAAGTAATTAAGAGAATTGAATGGCAATCAGGAACAACATATGATATGTATCGTCAAGATATTAGTGTGAATCGTGTTTCAAATTCATCAAGTAGAACAAGTCTTTATGAATCTAATTTTTATGTAATGAATAGTGACTATAGAGTTTATATATGTTTACATAATGGAAAAGATCCAGAAAACCCAAAAGGTAAGCCCTCTTTAGATGAACCCACATTTACTGACTTGGAGCCAAGATCTGCAGGATTGAGTGGAGATGGTTATATTTGGAAATATCTTTATACAATAAAACCAAACGATTTGATTAAATTTGACTCTTTAAATTTTATTCCAGTACCAAAAGAATGGAAAACAAATCTAGAAAATGCCTCTGTTAGAGAACACGCAGATTCAGCGAAAAGTGGACAATTAAAAGTAATAACAATTACAAATAGAGGAAATGGACTTGGAAATGCAAAAACATATATCAACGTTCCAATTGTAGGTGATGGATCAAATGCTAAAGCAACAATAGTAGTTGGAAATGATTCCACAGTAGAATCTATAGATGTATCTAGTGGAGGAAGTGATTATACTTATGGTATTGTAGACTTAAATGCAGCAGGAATTACTGGAAATGTTTTGCCCTCATTTGATGTTATTATTCCTCCAAATGGAGGGCACGGATTTGATATATATCAAGAGCTAGGAGCCAAAAACGTTTTAGTATATTCAAGAATTGAAAATGATGATTTGAATCCAGATTTTATAACCGGAAATAAAATAGCAAGAGTTGGAATTATTAAGAATCCTGTTTCGTATGGTACGACAACAGTATTAAATCAACAAAAAATAAGTAATACTTATGCGTTAAAAGTTGGAGCTGGATATAGTAATGCAGTTTTTACTCCAAATTCTGTAATATCTCAAACAATTTCTACAGGACAAACTGCTATAGGTAGGGTCATTTCATATGATAATAGAACTGGTGTTTTGAAATATTGGCAAGATAGATCATTCGTTGGATTTACAAGTGGAACTAGTAATTTAACTTTAACCCCTCAATATGGATATAAATTATATCGATTTACTTCAAGTCCAGATTCTGGTGGTTCAAATACAATAGTAGGTACTTCAAATAATCTAACTATTGATAATACCTTTACTGGTATAAGTACCACTATAAATAATAGAACATATAATCTTGGTCAGTACTTTGAAAATGGAATATCAAATCCAGAAGTAAAAAAATACTCCGGAGACATGATTTATATTGATAATAGACCATCTATTACTAGATCATTAAACCAAAAAGAAGACATCAAAGTTATTTTGCAATTTTAATAAGAATTATGTCACAAGAAACTAATCTTAATATAAATCCATATTTCGATGACTTTGATAAAACTAAAAATTATTATAAAGTTTTATTTAAACCTGGATATCCCGTTCAGGCTAGAGAGTTAACAACTCTACAGTCAATTCTACAAAATCAAATAGAACAATTTGGCTCTCATTTTTTCAAAGAAGGTGCAAGAGTAATTCCAGGCCAATTAACTTACATTAGTAATTTTTATGCTGTAGAAATTAATAGCGAATACTCAGGAATTCCTGTATCATTATATTTAAATAGTCTAGAAGGGCTAAAAATATATGGAAAAACTTCAGGAGTAAAAGCTAAAGTAGTCAAGGTGTTGAGTGCAGATGAATCTGAAAGAGGTAATATAACTCTTTATGTTGATTATTATGAGTCATCTCAAAATGATTTATCACAGAGAGAATTTTCGGACAATGAAGTATTAATTTCAGAAACTCCAATACAATTTGGAAATTCTTTTATCAGTGTAGATGAAGGTTTTGCAAATACAATTTCCACAAATTCAACTTCAGTTGGATCTGCATTTGCATTATCAAATGGGGTTTATTTTCTGAGGGGAAACTTTGTTGAGGTTTCAGATCAAATTTTAATCTTAGATCAGTATAGCAATAAACCTAATTATAGAGTTGGTTTATTAGTAAATGAGGAACTAATTACATCAGATGATGATCAAGATCTGACAGACAATTCTCAAGGATATAACAATTATTCTGCTCCGGGAGCAGATAGGTTAAAAATAACGGCATCATTATACAAAAAAGATATTGATAATTACGACAATCATAGCTTCGTGCAGTTGGCAACTGTAAAGAATGGTATTATTAGAGAAATAAACAATAATAGCGACTATAACATTATTGGCGATGAACTAGCAAAAAGAACTTTTGATGAATCTGGTCATTATTATGTAAAGTCTTTTGCAACTTTATGTAAAGAAAGTTTAAACGATGGGATCGGGAATGATGGTATATTTAATGAAGGTGAATTAACATATAATGGTTCAGTTCCAAGTCAAGATTTGGCGATTTATAAAATAAGCTCTGGAAAGGCTTACGTTAAAGGATATGAAGTAAGTTTTGATGGATCGACATTTTTAGATGCACCAAAACCAAGAACTACAAAATTAATAGAAAATCAAGCAGTAAACTTTAATTTTGCGCCAACATTATCTGTAAACCGTGTTAATGGTTCTCCTGTTATTGGTTTTAATACGACTACCATTTTAAGTCTAAGGGACGAAAGAGTTGGAAGTAATGCTGGAATAGCATCCGGACAAGAAATAGGATGTGCTAGAGTTTATGATTTTTCATTGGAACAGGGTGGATATGATGTAAGTAATTTAGATGCAAATCAATGGGATTTATCATTATTTGATATACAAACTTATTCGATAGCTAATTTAAACGAACCAGTAACCCTCAACATTCCAACCTTCATCCAAGGAGAATCTACTGGAGCAACGGGGTATTTAAGAAATTCTGTTAGTGGTTCTAGTACCATTACAATATATCAAATTAATGGACAATTTTCACCAAAAGAAAATATTTCTTTTGGTTCATCAACTGTAACAAATCAGTCAAGATATATTACAAATATAAAAAATTATGGAATAACTGATATAAAATCGGTTCATTCTACTGTAGGTACAGGAAAAACATTTAGTGCCGATACTATACAGTCTGACTCTTATTTCATAGGAATCGCCTCTATAAGTTCTATGAGTGGAGGAATTTCTACAATTACTGTAAACAATACAAATATTTCTGGTATATTAACCTCTGGAAATCTTATAAAATTCAGTCAACCTGGAATTTCTACAATTTCATATGCAAAGGTTGGAAGAGTTTTTTATGATACCAAACAATTTGAAATTTCATCAATACAAAGTGTTCCTGGTGTTGTCAATGGAACAATTCCAACATCTCCGACTAGTGTAACTGACTTATCGTTGTTAATAACAAAATTACAATCAAATGGAAACAGTGAAAATGTATCTGGAAACAATAGCCTGTATAGTATTTTACCAAAACAAAATATAGATTCTGTTGATCTAACATCATCAGAACTAATCATACGAAGACAATTTGATAATATCACTATCACCAGTAATTCTACAAATGTAATTTCAGCAGGACAAAATAATACATTTTTACCATTTGATGAAGAAAGATACATTTTAATTAGAAGTGACGGTTCTTTGGAAATTTTAACTGCAGATAAATTTGAGTTTCAGTCTGGATCTACCAATTTAAAAATAAACAATCTAGGATCCAATGACACAGGTGCAACTTTAATTGCAACTTTAAAGAGATCGAAAATTACTTCAAAATTAAAGAAAAAGAAAGTCGTAGACAGTATTATTATTAATAAATCTTCAAGTCTTTCATCGGGAATAGGACAATCTACTGCTAATGATGGATTAGTTTATGGAAATTATCCATATGGAACTAGAGTTCAAGATAAGGAAATATGTTTAAATTATCCAGATGTTGGTCTTCTTTATGGAATTTTTGAGTCTAATGACACTTTAGATCCAAAAATCCCTTCTGCATCTATAGTTTCTATGGACGGACCTTCATCAAAAACAAGTGATTTGTTAATCGGTGAAATTATAATAGGAAATACAAGTGATACAAAAGCTTTGTATGTAGAAAAACTTAGTGACACTTCAATTGGGTTCATTTATTTGAATGATAATACATTTTTAAGTGGAGAGACTGTAAGATTCAATCAATCAAATGTGAATGGAGTTATTTCTTCGATAGATCCTGGTAGTAAAAATGTAACAAAAAATTATAAATTGATTGTCGGACAAACCCCAACTTATTATGATTATTCAAAAATTATTAGAAATACTAACGAAAATGTTCAAAGAAAATTAAAAGTTGTATTTTCGAGGGGATATTATGATACATCAGATGTTGGTGACATCACTACTGTAAATTCTTATAGTTTATTTAATTATAACTCAGAAATATTAAAAATTTCTGGATGTAGAGTTACAGATATTGTAGATTTTAGACCTAGAGTTAGTGATTATACAGTCTCTGAAGGAAATAGATCTCCATTTGAATTTACAGGAAGAACATTTAATAACTCTTTACATAGTGCAAAAGATGTTATTTGCTCTGATGAATCTTTATCTTTATCATATTCTTATTACTTACCTAGAATTGATAGAATTTATTTGACTAAAGATAAAACATTTACCATAAAATATGGAAGTCCTTCAGACAATCCAACTTTACCGGAAGAAATTTCCGGGGCTATGAATATTGCAAATGTATATCTTCCTGCATATTTATATGATACTTCTGATGCTAAGATTGAATTTATCCAGCATAAGAGATATCAAATGAAGGATATTTTCAACCTTGAAAATAGAATTAAAAATCTTGAGTATTATACTTCACTTTCGATGTTGGAAACATCTACTCAAAATCTTTTTGTCGATGATGGAACTGGATTAAATAGATTTAAATCTGGATTTTATGTTGATAATTTCACTTCACTTTTAACACAAGATACCTCTAATGGTGTTAAAAATAGTATCGATACTTCCAAAGGTGAACTTAGACCATCTCATTTTACATCCAACGTAAAATTAGAAATTGGAAATAATACTATTCCTGGTATTGGTGATAATACCCAATTAAATGATGATAAAAGATTTTCTAGCATTATTGGTTCTGGAGTAAAAAGAGCAGGTGATACTATTTGTTTAGATTATAGTGATGTCTCTTGGTTAGAACAACCTTTTGCAACAAGAACTGAAAATGTTACTCCATTCTTAGTAAAGCTTTGGGAAGGGTCTATTCAACTTAATCCCACAACAGATGTATGGATTGATACAAATAGATTACAAGTTAATAATATTGATGTTGAAGGGTCTTTTCTTGGAATTGCAGAAGCATTACGAACAGAAATAAATACCGATCAAGATGGTCAAAGGATTGGTGTAAGTCCAGTAATATGGAATTCTTGGGAAACTACTGGAATAGATATTAATTTTACATCACAGTCTAGTACAAGTTCTTCTTCTAGTTTAAATACAAATTCTACAAATGATTTTAGACAAGGAACTTTAGAAGAATTTAGAAATTTTAGATCTCCCAATGCTGGAAGTGTCCCCTCTTCATTCTTAGTGGGAACTGAGACAACAACGGTAGATAGAATAACAAATACTAATGTATCTACAAATACATCTTTATCGGTAGGTGCTAATCAACAAAGAACTGGATCTCAATATAAAGTAAGAGAAGTCTTGAATACTGAAACTTTAGGTGACAGAGTTATTCGTAGAGATTTAATTACATATATGAGATCTAGAAATATTGAATTTACATCTAAGAGATTGAAACCATTTACGCAAGTTTATGCTTTCTTTGATGGGGTAAATGTTAATGATTATTGTTTTAGTAAACTTATTGAAATTGAAATGATTTCTGGAGCATTCCAGGTTGGCGAAACTGTGATTGGACAGTTTTCAACTTCAACTAATAATAAAATTGAAGTTAGATTCAGAGTAGCACAAGCAAATCACAAATATGGTCCATATAACAATCCAACTGATTTATTTGATAGAAACCCATATGATAGAAATTTAAATATTCCTGCGAATTATTCATCAACAAGTTCAGTATTAAATATTGATACATTTTCATTATCAGAAGAACTAAATCCTAATTTTTATGGTTCAGTAAAACTTGGAATGAGACTACGAGGATTAACCTCTGGTTCAGAAGCCAATGTAAAAAACGTTAGATTGGTTACTGATAGGATTGGAACTTTAATAGGTTCTTTCCAAGTACCAAATGGATTACTTGGATCTCCTAGCTTTGAAACTGGTAGATCTAGATTTAAATTAACTAGCAGTTCAACAAATTCACAAGTTCCAGGCGTTATTACAACCGTTGCAGAAGAAACTTTTTACTCTCAAGGTGAAGTTGATACTACACAACAGTCAACTCTATCTTTGAGAAATGCCAGAGTTGAAGTTGATAATGGATTTAGACAGGAAAATTCAATATCTGATTCATCTTCTTCAACACAAAATGCATTATTTACAACAAATGTTACTAATGTATCTACAAATACCAGACTTACTGGAGAATATAGAGATCCTTTAGCTCAATCGTTTGTAGTAGATGATCCTACAGGAATTTATG